TATTGCCAAAGGTTTTGGTAATGTCTGACCACCAGCCGGTTCCGCCAGCAAAATGTTCAATGCCTGATAACTGCATCAGCATCTTTGTTTCTGATGCATTTAGAACTTCATCACCAGGCATCAGCAATGCTGGCGTATTCCTGCCTTGCACAATTCCTAGACTGCCGTTGCTTCTCAGTATGGCTTCTTTGTTGTTCGTTTCTGGCGAATCGTAGCCGTCATTTAAAACGGCCAGAGTTGGCTTAGTAATCGGCCGCCGCTGATTGCTGATACCTAAGAAACCAGTACCAGTTGCCAAGTGGCCAACTTTGCCAATTGCGCTCGATTTACCGCCAAAGAAGTGGATAACGTTGTTGATGGCAGAAATGCCGCCATTCAAGAAGTCGATCAGCTTGTTAATGCCGCTCTTGGCCATTCTTTGCATAGTTGACCAAGCGTTTGACCAGATCTTGCTGACACCATTGCCTAGCGTCTGCCAGCCTTGTTTCCACTTTCGACCAAAGCTGCTAAACCAGGAATTCATTTTGTTTCCAAAAGAGTTTGAATTCTTTCGGATTGTTTCCCAAGTGTTAGCAGTATTCTTTTGAACAGCTGACCAATGGTCTGACCAATCTTTCTTTACATGATCAAGCCACTTGCTGCTTTCTTGCTGGAATGTCTTAAAGAAGTCACCGTTATTGTCTTGCAGCTTGTCATGGAACTCTGACATCCCTTTTTGAATGTTTTGCCAGTGATCTGACCAACTCTTTTTTGATTTCTTGGCATAATCGCTAACTGCTTTCAGCAGTTTCTTTGTGCCTTTTTCAGATGCTTTCTGCGACTTGGTCCAGAAATTGCTTACGTTTTTGGTCAGCGTATTCCAGTGAGTTTTCCAGCTTTTCGATGCGCTGCGTGTGTAGGATTGGAATGAGCTCTTCAGATATTTGATACCACGCTCATAGTTGGTCTTAGTACGTTTTGACCAATTTTGGACTTCTTTAGCTGAGTCATCCCAATGCTTCTGCCAGTCTTTAGCACTCTTCTTGTTGTGATCGGACGACTCTTTCTGCAGCTTTTTCAGATAGTTGCTGTGAGTTGTCTGATTCTTCTTGGTACCATTGCTGAACTGCTTAGTGACATCTTTCCAGAAATTGGACCAGCCTTTAGAAACTTTCTTTGAGCCAGACTTAACGCCTTTCTCCATGTCTTTCCAGACAGTCGAAAAGCCATTTCCTTTTTTGAAGGCTTTGACGTACTTGTTTTCGTTGACGCCTTTCCAAAAACCGGACCAAGTCTTGCTGAAGTCTTTAGAGCCCTTACTAAAGCCCTTTTTGACGTTATTCCAAGCTGAGCTCATGCCTGAACCCATCTTGCTGAATGCGTCTTTAGTAGACCAGCCTAGATTTTCAATTGACCAGAAGTTTTTAGGCGGCTTTTTTGAAAGCCATCCTTTTTGGAATTCTTTAACGGCTTTGCCGCCCCAACCGCCGACAATTTTGCCGATCTGTGAGCCAATAGCTGCGCCGGCAGGTCCACCAAACCACATACCAATTCCGCCGCCAATAGCAGATCCAATGCCTTTGCCGGCATCTTGATATTGTTTGGTTGAACCTTTTTTGTCTTTGATAGCTGAAACGATAGACGATCCAGCATCCAGTGCAATAGCTCCAGCAGTTACGCCGGTAGTAATCTTGCCGGCCGTATTTAAGCCACTAAAGCCGCCAGCTGAGCGCATGCTTTGCATAGCACCGCCAAAGGATTTGCCGTTCAGTGCATCAGAAGCATACGACTTAACTTTCGAAAAGCCGTTTTTAAAGAAACCGGCGATTTGACTGGCAGTGTCCTTAGCAGACGACGCCATTTTGGCAAAAGCCTGTTCCGGGCCCTTAAATTCACTGAAATCGCTCACGCCTTTAAGGCCAGCATGAACTGCTTTGGTGTAGCGATATGCTTTCTTGGCTCCAGAAGCAATGGTCAATAAGCCTGTGCCAACCGGAGTCAGCGTTTTAATAGCTGCAATGGCCACCAGAGCATCAGCAATTTTTTTGATTGCAGCCGGATGCTTGGCAATGCCGTCCATCGTCAGTTTGAACTGGTGCAGTGGATCTTTGCTTTCAGAGGCTTTTTTGCTCGTTAAACCAAAAGCAGCAGCAATGTCGTTTAAGATACCGGCAAAGTCTTTCCAAACGTCAACAGCAAGATCCCCGGCAATTTTTACAAAATCAGAGCCAAGACCAACAATGTCTTTTCTGTGATTGGCCATCCAGCCTAGACCTTGCATTGCATATTTAGCAATCTTTTGAAGGCCTTCAGCAAGCAACTGCGTGCCTTGTTGAACTGGTTTTGAGTTCATCAAGTCCGCAAGTTGAGTCATGCCAGAAGTTTTGGCGTCAAATAATGGCTCAGTCAGCTTCTGTTTCAAGCTATTCCAGCTTTGCTGCATGTACCAGGTAGCGCCTTCCTGCGTCTTCGTGAAGTCTTGGAAAGTCTTCGAGCCGTTTTGGCCAGCCTTTTCAACATACTTCATGAAGTCGGCAGACGACATCTTGCCGGATTGCACCATCTCATTGAACTTCTTTTCGGACACACCTGCCGCTTCAGCAAGAGCGTGTCCTAAGTTTGGTGCTGCTTTGGCCACACGATTGAAAGTACCAGCAGTGACTTCACCTGAAGCAATAATTCTGGTCATGCCAGCAGCAAGCTGGTTCATTTCTTTGCCGCCGGCTTTGGCACCATCGCCAATAGCGGCAATACCATGAGCAAGTTTGATCGCTTCTTGGGTATTGCCAGCAGCCATTCTGTTAGTGGTTTGCAAAAGTTGTGCTGCTTCAGCGCCACTTGCCTTTGTATGTGTCTTTAAAAAGCCGATCTGTTCGTCAAGTGCTTTAATGCCAGACTTACTTTTGCCTAATGCTTCAAAGCGTTCATTAATTTTTTCAGTAGTTTCATTCAGTTCCATGCCGGAACTGATCAAGCTCTTGAAGCCATTTCCAACGGCTGACAATCCGCTGGTAAAAGCATTGCTGATCACACCAGCTGAGAAGATTGTCTTGAATAAAGAATGGCTGTGTTCGGCTTCTTTATTTACGCTGGTCAGTTTGCTCTTCAGCCGGTCAAAAATAGACGGATTGGCTTTTTCCATCGACTCGGCCAATCCGTTCATTTGTGTTTTGGTTTTAGCTAAAGAGGTAGCCGTTTCATTAACAGCTACTTCTTGCTTTTTATATGCTTCAGATGATTTACCAGCAGTGGCCGCAATTTTTTGCAGTTCGTCCTCTTGCAGACGATACTGCTTGCTCAGGTTTTCAATAGCCTCACGGTAGGCGGCCATCTGCCGCTGATTAGCTTCTTCTGTCTTGCCTTCCGCTTGCAGACGGTTGATATAAGACGTGCTGACCTTATTAATAGTTTCATATGAGCCTTTCAAACCATTTAAATTGGTCTGATACTTGCTCATAGAGCTGCTCAGATCATGCATTTCCCCCTTGGCTTTGGCCAAAGAAGTTGCAGTCTGATTTAACCGGACCTCTTGCCGCTGGTAAGCTTCAGAGGTTCTGCCTGATTCACTGGCAATGCGTTGCAGCTCATCTTCCTGCAATTTGTACTGCTTGCTCAGGTTTTCAACAGCAGCACGATACTGCATCATCTTGCGCTGGTTAGCTTCTTCTGTCTTGCCCTCTGCTTGCAGACGGCTGACATAAGACATGCTGACTTCATTGATCGTACGATATGAAGTCTGCAGGCCACTCAAGCCAGATTTGTAGTAATCTAGTGAATTCTTGGCACGTTCTTGCTGAGAGGTTAAGCTGGCCAGCTGTCGTGTTGCATTTGCAAGCTGTGTATTGTAGCGATTATAGCTATCACGGCCAGATGCTGTAGTAGTATCCAGCTTGCTTTGCTCATCTTTTAAGTAAGCAATTTTTGACTTCAAGGCATCGATTGAGTTGCCTAAGCCTCTGTACTTAGCTTCAGCTGCACTTAAATTATCGCCAACGCTGCGCAGTTGAGCATACTGTGCTCGCCAAGACGCGGTTGTTGATTTGATAGCTGCAGTCAATGATTTCAAAGACTCATTAGCGGACATAGTGTTCATTTGAACACTAGTGGCCATGATGTTTTCAACTCTAGTCATTGCTTAACCTCCTTTCCATTAACTAATCAGCCCAGTCGACATTGTCATAGGCGTTTTCTGCACCTGGATCGGAGAGATCATTTTCAGGTACATTTAGGACATCTAACAAATCGTAGTAATTCATCGAATCAATCTTTTCCGGTAGGACGCCTTTTTCTAAGAAAAGCGTCTTTTTCATGCGCTTGTAATCCATGCGCCGATTCCTTAAATCAAGTACTAATTTGTTTCGGCGGTAGAGGGCTTTTTTGGGTCAGCTTGCGCTTCCTCATTTTGTGCATGCGTGTTGTCTTGGAATTCAGCAAACGTTTCGTAATCTGAGCCATCCAGCAAATAGATCAAGTAGCCTACGTAAGCCATGAAGTCGTTATTAGTGACTGACTCATTGAACTTTTCGACTTGCTTTTCAGTCAATCCAAGCAATTGCTTCAAGAACGCTTTAGCATGCAGCTTCACGTCTCTTTGAATCTTAAAAGCTTCCAAAGCTGACTTGGTTTCAGGCACTTCTAGCGTTTGAATGCTGATATCTTGCGCCTTATCAACAACAGCTCCTGAAGGAAAGACCTGCATGGTCTTCTTAGCAATGCCTAATGGTGTCGTATCGATCTTGATTAATGTCGTCATGATTTTTCCTTTCAATTTTGCCTACCGCTCCCGCCCTGCTTATCAAAAACTACGCGGTTGGATTGCCAGTATGAGCGTCTGAATCAGTAGTAGAGCCAGAAGATGGTTGAGTGCTTGAACCGCTACCAGAAGTTGGTGCGGTAATGTGCTCAACGTCTAAGCTGGCAGTTCCTTTAAAGCCAGGGAACACTTGAGCAAAGACTTGATCCAGACTGAAGTTTGCGTCTGCAGATGACCACTTGCGATATGGTTGCTTTGAGCCATCTGAAGTCTTGAACACGTCTGCATCAGGAACTTCAGCTGAGTAGGTCATAGCTGCATCTGCGTCGACTTCAGCTGTGTTATCAGTTTGGTGTTGGTGTTGTGGATCAATGCAGGTGCCCTTTGCGCAGCCTTCATAGATCTTGGAGCCATCTAAGCCTTTAGCAACTGTCAGCATGGCTACATGCGGCTTAGATGTTGACAGTGACCAACCACCATCGTTGGCATCTTGCACATAACCTGTGATCTTGTTATTTTGTTTCCAGCCAATATCCAGGAAAGTCAGCGCACAAGATGGATTGGCTGCCGGCGTTGTCCGACGCTTCTTTTGGTCATTAGCAAACTGGTCAGTCCCGGTTTGTTCCAAACCAGTCCAGTTAGCAGTCGTAGCACCTTCATAATTCATCGTTGGTGAGTACAGACCGTTTGCACTTAATCCTTTATCAGGATCAGCAATCAGTTGGCCATCATCGTCAACTAAACCGAAAATTACTTGTTCAATACCATGAGTGGTAGAACTTGGGTTTTTAGCCATTTTCATTACCTCTAATTCTTAAAGCTTTTTGCACATAAAAAGTTGCCGTTTTCTGCTGCGTGTCAGGATCAGTAGTGACTGGCCGCATTGTTGTTGGCAGCCAGTCATTAGCATCCAGCAGCGTCATTAAGGCAACTTGAGCTTGGAAAATATTTATTTTAATTTTTTTACTAAAAAATACCTGAACTTCAATAACGGCATCAATTGAGTAGAGAGAATCATTGGCATGATCGCCAAGATTACCAACGCCGTCCTGAATTAGGACATAGGTCTTATTAACATCCGGCTTAGTGCCAGGATCGAAACTTCCAACGAAAAAATAATCGATCCAGTCAAAAGACGCCCCCTGAAGAAGTTCAAGTACTTGGATTACTGGCAGCTTCATGGGTTGCATTAATCGGCGTCCCCTTTCAAAGCCTTAGCTTCAGCTCCTAGGACGCCTTGCATACAATCTTCACGGGCATTGTCTACAAAGTGATCAGCCTTGATGTGAACTGTACCGTCATTCAGCCGCATAGCGTTCATCGCATGATAGCGATTAGTCCAGCCAACAGTTGAGGTGCCGTCCATAACGCCATCACCGTTGCCAGCTTGAAAGCTAATGTGATCGGCCATGTGGCCATATTTAGCATCTTTTTTGTTGGAGTAGTGCTTTGCTTTAGTGATTTTGCTCAATTCTTGGGCAAAGTATTTAGCACCCGCCTCAGTAGCTTTTTGCTGCTGTTCCTTATTTGGAACACAAGCAGCTACTTTTTTGCGAAAATCTTCCAGCTGTTCTTCTAAGCTAGCCATCTGAACTCACCTCCACGCTGTCGTTAGGCTTCAAAGTCAAAATATCGACTTTATTAGGCGATCCGGTCTGATCAGGCGAAACTTGAACCAAGTCATAGATTTGGCTGCCAATTTTGGCAAACTGCAGTGAAGTTGTCACAGACGGATTATGCCAAACCGCAACTTGCCGAGTATCTGAAAACTCGGTGCCAAGCAGTTGAAAATTCTGATGCATGGTTCGCACATATGGAGCACATAAAAAAGGCCCCAATTCTTTGACAAAAGTCAAATCACTAGCGCCCGTATTAGGATTTCTGATGTGGTTAGCCTTACCGAGCTCGATCCGTTCAGTAAAGTTGGCCGGCAAAAACCTATTTGCCATGCTGTTCCCTCCTGATCTTCCATCGACATTGATTTAAGCGATATAAGTAAGACCTCGGATAAGCCATATCAACTGAAGTATGTTGACCACGCATCCAGTTTTCGAAATCTGCCAAAATTTTGACGGCCATATTAAAGTCAGGATATTTTCTGCAAACATCAAGATCTAGGCTGTCATCAATAGCATTGCGTGCATTGTTCTCCGCGTCGTCAATCAAGCCCTGCAAAAAAGCATCTGAAAGACCATCATTTTGCAAATATTCGCGCAATTCCTGAACAGTTACGCCTTTATTCTTATCTTCAGTCATTAATCATCACCCTACTTGCCGCTGCCAGACTGAGTCGTATCTGCTGCTACGGTTGATCCTTGAGTCGGTGTAATTGTTGGCTTAACAATTGAAGATGCCGGAACATCAGCAGTTAAGAAGTAGCCAGCGTTAACGTCGGCAGGACTTACGCCAAACCGCAAAGCGCCAGCTAAGTATTGGCCGTAGGCTTCATTGTATTGCCATGACAAAGTGATCTGCTGACGGTCAGCAAAGAAGAGTGAACGGCTTAAGTCACCGATAAAGGCATGAGCTTCACCAGCTTTGCCAAGCAGAGTATCACCAACTTTGTAAACAGGAATGCCAAGCAAGTTATCGCCAGATTTGCCAGTGATATCTTGATGGAAAATGTATTGGCCATTCTTATCTTTCAACGTATCTAGTGCGTTGTACATCGTCTGTGATGCAATGATTGATGGCGAGTAAGCAGGATCCAGGCCAACGTTCAGCAGCCACTTATATGCATCAGTTAAGTTATCTGTACTAGCGGTTGCTTTGTTAAAGCCTCCCAAAACGCCGGTAATGACACTGTTGTAAGTATTAACCCGTGCTTCTGCCAATTGATTAGTGACTAATCCTGAAACGTCTACGGCTGAGTCTTGGATGGCTTCATTGGAAATTGCTAAAGCGCCACGGTGTGTTTTAACTTCCCATGCGACCTCAGTAAATTGAGGGCCAGGCAGATTTGGATTTTCCTTCAGTTCTTCAACTGTAGGAAAAACATAATCAGCGCGCGCTAAAATTGGTGATTTGCCAGAAGCAGTCACAACAGGGGTGCGCGTAATCAGCGTTGACAAGTCGACAACGGAGTTCACTTCAGCTGCCGGGTTATAAATGATCTCTTCTGGAATAGTTGGTGAAACTACAGTAGATGTCACTTCACCATTGGAGCCATCATTCATGATGTGCCGTGCGTGAACGAAATTGTTGATATGCTTAAACAAATCGGCTTTAGCTTGCTCTTTATTATTCTTTAAACTCTTAACTTCATGACCTTTGTCATTGTTATCTGGATTAGGCTCATCTTCACCAAATTGCTTCAACTGTTCTAAAGCAAGGTCGCGCATTTTAACAGCTTCATCACGTGCAGCACGTTTGGTTTCAAATTGTTCTTTAGTCAAAGAATCATCAACCAAACCAACATTCAGTTGGTTGTTAAGGTCTGAGACTTTGCCTGCCCAGATCATCCATGTGTTCTGGACTTGTTCTTTGGTAATTCCTGGCATTTTCTATTCTCCTTTTAGAATTGCTAATTTTTGCTTAAAAAGAGCGCTGTGATCAGAGATTTTCTTCTCTGGTTCAGCGCTTGTTTTCTTGGAATCTTTGATCAAAGTCATAAATTTTTGGACTTGATCATGTGAAGGGATTTGATGCATACCATTCACGACTTGCGGTACCTTATCGCCAACTTGCATCACTTCATCGGCGAAGCCTTGATCAACCGCATCTTGAGCAGTCAAATAGGTTTCAGCACTCATCAAATTGATGATTTCTGCTTCTGATTTGCCTGTTTTGGCTTCATAGATGCCGGCAATAGTGCGATCAGTGGTATTCAGCACATTGGCAGTTTTTAAGTGGCTGTCTGAGTTGCCATCGCTAGTCATAGCAGCTTTGTGGATCATCATTTGGCCGGCAGGACTAATGATTAAATGGTCGCAGGCTTCAGCAATCACGCTGGCAGCTGATGCAGCCATCCCTTGAATGACGCCTGTCACCTTGCCTGGATACTGATTTAGCATGGTGTAGATTTCAGAAGCTGCAAAAACATCTCCGCCATAGCTCGCGATATCGAGTTCTACGTCTTGATTTTGTGCTTTATCTAAATTGTCTTGCATCTTGGCAGGGCTAGTGTACTGCCAATCTAAGAAGTCATAAAAAGGCGCTGTGAAGTTATCGATCACATCGCCTTTAACATCAATTTTGATCATCTTGGCTCTCACCTCCTTCATTTGCTGATGGAATTAAATTCATTGGTAATGCTCCTGATTGCTTTAACAAGATTTGTGCTTGTTTTTGATCAATGACGCCTGCCTGCATCATGGAATTGACTTGGTTGACC